CTTTTCTTGCTCTTGCTGTATTAGCGTCATTACTAATAGCAACTGCTAATAGTTGGTCTTGGGTCATCTTCGCCTTTTCGTAATCACTGGGATTTCTAAAGTTCCGTAATAACATATTCGCCATTTTATATATACTACTTGGATATTATTTTTATAAAAATACTATTATTTTAAAAATAATTTACTCATCTTCACTATCTTCTCCTATATCAAATACTTCATTTAGGTTCTTTCTAAACCTCTCATTTGGTTCGCCCTCAAGGTCAATCAATAAAAAATCACTCTTCTCTTTGGTGGCGTATTTATACATATCAATCAGTTCCTTCTTATCAATACCTAAATCGTATTCTCTGCCTATCATTGTTAGGTTTTTCATTGAAGCAATCTGTTTTACTATTAAATAGGACAAATTATTTCTAATCATTTTAGGGACAGCATAATAGGACTGGGTAATATAAATCATAGAGGCGTTTTTCTTTCTTGCTCTTAAGAAATATTGCTCCATAGGTTTTTGGTTTTTCTCACCTACTAAATCATCAAAGATTATTAGGTTCTGTTGGGTCTTATCTAACTTGTCTAAATCTGGTAATCCATCTTTATCAATTTCAGTAATTTTAACGCCTTTCTTACCATATTTGTCGTCAATATAATTGTAGAGAGGTTCATCTTTATTTTTAGTTGTAATAAATATGTTCTCAAATGTATTCGGCATATTGTAAATGATAGACAATAATGTTTGGGTCTTACCACTACCAGACGCTCCAGTGATAAGCATTCTAAAGGGTAGTTTAATATGATGTATGTCGTAATGAGGATTATGCTGGTCTAATAGAAACTTCTTAGGTATTTTCTCATACCAGTTTATTAATTCACCAGTAGGTTTATTACTTTTAGGCATCGTTATATATAATAGATATAATATTTTAAAAATTATCTAAACCTAAATATATATGTCGTCTTCAAATCCGCCTAATCCTAATACACCACCAGTGTTTAATAATGATGCTTTCAGTGAAGGAGCAAACCCTACCATTGATACAGCATACTTAAACGCTAATTACTTACGATTTCCTACCGCTCAAGGAAGCGAAACATTACAAAATATTCAAGTTTTAGGTTCTGCTTCTTTTAACAATACTGCCTTGCCTACTTCTGCTGGAACTATACCAGCATCTACAGATAGTTCAACAAAAATACCTACTACCGCTTGGGTTCAATCTGCTATTACTGGAGGCGTTTCAAGCGTTTTAACTGGGACTATTATTGCTTATGCTGGTAATTCAGTTCCTACTGGGTATTTACTATGCGACAGCACTCAATATTCTACAACTACTTACCCAGCGTTATTTGCTTTATTAGGATATACCTATGGTGGAACTGGTGCTTTTTTTAATGTTCCTAACTTGGTAAATAATTTTATAAAGGGTGCTACTCAATCCGTCGGCGCTACTGAAAGTGGTCTTTTTACCATTAGTAATAATAATATACAAGCGGCAACAATAACATCTACCGATTTGGGTAGTAGTGGTAATCCGTTTGTTGCTTTTAATACTAATGGAGGTATTGGTAGTTGGTCGTATTATAAGGGTCAAGCGTCAGGCGACGGAAGTGTTAATGTTTGGACGGCAGTTACAACTGCTAATACTCTTCGTAGTGGAACTAATTTAGTTAGTGCTTTTAATACTACTATTGGAACTGCTACTCCTACTGCTATTACTGGAAATGTTCCTAATTATTTAATGAGATATATAATCAAAACTTAATCATTTAGAAATCTAATTTATTTTATAAATGTATAATATATAATGTCTATACAACCAGAAACCCTTATGAACTCTCCTATGATTGCTACTTTAAATGCTGGTGATAATACCTATGGTGCTGGAGCGAACGGCATTTCTATTTTAGAAGATGTATTGACTACTCCTAATGGAATAACTATGAACTCTGTTGGAATATCTTATGATAGTGGGACAACTATTACTACTACAAGTTGGAATACTTTATCTAATAAAATAGCATATTTATCTGCTGTTGCTCCTAATGGATTAAATGCTACAGTTTTAGCGGTCAATGATACAATTTCTATTCAAAATGCCGATAGTGCTCCTACGAGAGTAATAAATACGAGTGCCGAAGATGGAACTGGAGGAACTCATTTTGGTATTGCTTGGGTTGGTGATACTCTACCTTTTGTAATGGAAACATTAGACGCTACTCCATTACAAGTGAAGGATACTCAACTTAAATTAACATCAAGCACTACTGGCGGTTCTGCTAATCCCATATTATCCCTTACTAATACTAATGCTGATAGTAGTTCTGTTGCTTTGGAAGTTTTTAAAGATAAAGGTGTTGCCCCTACTAATGGTGATGTCCTATTTCAACAATCCGTATATGGCGAAGATAGTTTCTTAAATAAACAAGAATATACAAGAATTACTCATACCATTAGAGATTTTACTGGTGGGGTGGAAGATGCCTCTATTGAGATGGGTTGTTTCGTTAATGGTGCTTTTGCTAATTTCTTACAATTAAACGGAAATCAAAATGAGGTAAATTGTTTAAAAAACTTGGATATGGGAAGTAATAGTATTACATCCTCTACTGGTTCCGTCATAATAAGCACTCAAATACAAATGCCTACTACAAGTGGGACTATTTCGTATAACACTACTACAGGTGCTCTTACTATTGACTTTGCTTCTCAATCAACAGGATATTTTGAGTTGGGTAGTCTTCCAGCGGCAAGTATAAGTTCTCTTATTCTTACTAATGGGAGAATAGGTGGTAAATATCATATTTTACTACGAGGGCAACTTGGTTTCAATTGGTCGCCTTCTACCGCTACTACTTTTAAAGCGAATAATTATAGTATATCTACTTCAAATGGTAATCAATGGGTAGGGTTGGATATATACTCTGCTAATACTCTATCTCAATATTTAGTTAATGCGACATTATATACTTAGTTCTATTTAGAAGTATAATATTTTAAAAATTATCTAAAGTAATGTATATATGTCGTCATCAAATCCTCCTAATCCTAATACGCCTCCAGTATTCAACAATGATGCTTTCGGTCAAGGAGCAGACCCTACCATTGATATTGCTTATCTTAATGCTAATTATTTACGATTTCCTACCGCTCAAGGAAGCGAAACATTACAAAATATTCAAGTTTTAGGTTCTGCTACTTTTAATAATGCCGCCTTACCTACTTCTGCTGGTGTTCTACCATTAGCAAATGATAGTTCTACAAAAATGCCTACGACTGCTTGGGTTCAATCTGCTATTAGCGGTTCAACAACTAATTTATTAACTGGAAATAATACTTGGACTGGGACAAATGATTTTGCTAATGCTTCTTTACCTACTTCTTCTGGTGTTATTCCAGCATCAACCGATAGTTCAACTACAATACCTACTACTGCTTGGGTTCAATCTGCTATTACAAACCTATTGGCGAGTGCTAATATTTGGACTAATCAAAATCAATTCACTATTTCTTCTAATGCTACTTATAGCATACCTCAATTTTCAAACGATACTACTATTGCGAATACTTCTTGGACGACAGCATTAATAGCATACTATTATAATATAATTTTGGGTGCTGGTGTTGCTAATCCTCTACAATCGTCGCTACTATATGGAAGGACACCTTATTCATTTGACTTACAATTTGCTACTTTTAACCCAGCATTAACCACTAACCCAGCGCAAGTATCTTTCGCTTGTTCGGTAATAAACAATACATTCGCATATTCTACTCCTACTGATTTTGTATGGTGGAGCGAACCTCAAAAACCAGCAGTAGTTTCGCCATCTGGAGCAAACGCCTATTCTACTCCAGCAGTTTCTAATTTTAATAGCGTTCAATTGAGCGGAGACGGACAATATGCTCTTGTTTGTAATGATGGATTAGGGGCAAACTCCAGTCAGGTTTTTTTATGGGCGAAGGATTTGGGTGTAAATCCTACAACTATTCCCAGTGATTTTTGGTGGGATAGTGCCTTATCATTAAACGGACAATATCAAATAGTAGGTAGTATTAGTGGGACAAAGGGACTTTATGTAAGCAATGACTACGGAGCAAGTTGGAATGAAAATAGTAGCGTTGGTGTTTTTACGAGTGTTGCCGTATCTGCTGGTGGTAAGTATATGGTTGCTTTAGACCAGTCGTCAGGGATACGAATGAGTAATGACTTTGGAGCATCTTTCGCTTTAACTTCAATTCCTAATGATTGGTGTAATGTCTGTATGTCGGCAAACGGACAATATCTTCTTGCTGTTCCTAATTTCAATATTGGGGCAGCAAACGATAGTTATATATCTTTTGACTTTGGAATTACTTGGAATAGTTTTGGGACACCATTGAGTAATATTACGAATTGCTGTATGAGCGATGATGGTTTAATGATGGTTATTTTTACTGGTGCTTCTGCTTATCAGTCTTTTACTTATGGAAAAAGTTGGTCGCTTGTTAATAATAGTCTTTCATTTAGAATGATGACTGGGACGCAAAATGGAGCAAAAGCAAGGTTCGCTCAACGCAATAAGTATCTACTGGGTTGGACTGCTGGTGGTATGCCCTATTATGCCGAGTTTCAATCTAATTGGTAAGTTTTTGTTATTCTTTTCTCAAAAGAATATATAATGATTGGAAGGACAACAACTAAATCTACCATATTTAACAAGAATTACAAGGGTAATATTCATCATCAACCTATAGGGCAAGTAATAGACCTAACTACTAATGAAAAGATTTTAGAAGAAGAGCAAAAAGAGCAAAAAGAGATATACGAAGGATTAGTAGAAATAGGTGTTTTAGAAGAAATTGCTCCGTATGGTTATACTGCCTCTGGAAAGATTAGGACAAAACCATTAAAATCTCAAGTAATAGTAAATGGATTGGAGTGAAGATATAGAAAAAATATTAGAGAATATACGATTAAACTCTATAATATTATCAACCTACCATAAGGATAGGTATTATCATTACAAAGGGCATCTTAAGTATTTCAAATTGCCTCTTATTGTATTATCAAGTATAACGAGCATAGCGTCCGTTGGAATGACCCCTTATATGAAGCAAGGTGATATTTCGCTACTGACTTGCCTATTGAGTTTAGTTTCTGCTATATTAGCGTCCATTGAACTCTATTTGGGTATTCAAAAGAATATGGAGCAAGAACTCATAGCGTCCAGAAACTTCTTACTATTGGCGTATTCTATTTATAAAGTATTGAACCTACAGGTAGAGCATAGAGTAGAAAAGGGAAGATTGTTTTTAGATGAGACCTATAATGAATATATTAAATTAGTAGAAAATGCTAATCTTACAAAATCAAAGCGTATGAAGGACGCATTAGCACCCA